AGATCGACGCGAGCCAGGAGGACAACTTCATCCAGATCCCGCTGCATCCCGACACGACGGACCTGCGGTTCATCGTCGACCACGTCGTCTTCAACCTCGAGCGCGTCAGCGTCGGGGCCGACGTCGTCTCGGCCCGGCGCTTCACCTGGGGCTACTACTGGCGCCCGATCTTCGGCTGCCAGGTCCCGAAGGACAGCACGACGGTCGACCTGATCTAGCAGGGGGCAAGGATGTCGAGAGAAATGGAGGAGCTCCTGGGGCGCGTGGCCGGCCAGCTCGATCTCGTGATCGACCGGCAGGAGACGCAGTCGAAGATCCTCCACACCCAGGCCAAGCAGATCGCGGCGCTCGAGACGGCCCTGGAAATGAAGGGCAAGGAAGGGGACCGGGAGCACGACCAGATCCGCCGGCGCCTCGAGGAGGGGGACAAGGAGCTGAACGAGCTCGGCCGCGGCAAGGGCAACCACTCCGACCGCCTGGGCCAGATCGAGAAGAAGCTTGAGGCTGCTTCCGTGCGCCGCTGGGACGTCGCGCAGATCGTGATCTCGGCCGTCGTCGGGCTCGTCGTCTCCGGCACCACCACGGCCGTCGCGTACCTCTGGATGCTCCACAAGCTGGCGGCCGCGGCCGCGAAGGGGGCGCCGTGAAGCGAGCGCTCATCGTCGAGGACAGCGACTCCCTGCGCAAGCTCCTCGAGGAGTTCGTGTGGTCGATGGGGATCGTCCCAGTCCCCTCCGGCTGCGTGGCCGACGCGGTCGCGCAGGTCGGGCCCAACGTGGACATGATCCTCCTCGACCTCAACCTCCCGAACGGACACGGCTTCGAGGTGCTCCGCAAGGTCGCGGAGAAGCGCAACGACCTGCCCGTGATCGTCCTCTCCGCGTACGTCCGGGACGAGCAGCACGAGCCCCCGGTGCCGGTGCTCGCGTGGATCGAGAAGCCGTTCGGGCTCACGGAAGTCCGGGAGGCGGTGGAGCGGGCTTGCAACTTCAGCGCGTCGGTAGCGTCGATCCGGCGTTCGACGGATCGGCTTGAGCGGATGGGGCAGATTTGACCCCGGCCAAGAAAGGAGAGTGGGCGATGAAGTCCTTCGCGTTCGTACTCGTGCTGGCCCTGGCGTGGGGGGGAAGCATCGGCTGCGTGACTTCGAGCACCGTCACGGAGGGCGACCGGCAGGTGGTGGACCAGGCGCGGAAGGCCAACCAGGCGGCGATCGTGGACCTCGAGAAGGCCCAGGACGCCGCCACCGAGGGGTCCGAGACCTGGACCCTGATCGGTCTGGGACTCCGGAAGCTCGCCGACGTCGAGCGCGGCGCCGCGCACCTCCAGGAGGTCCACGGCCCGCCCACCGAGGCGAAGCTCTACAGCGAGGCCGAGATGACGGCTGCGATCGCCAAGTCCAAGGAGGAGCACGCCCAGAGTCCGTTCTCGCAGATCCTGCTCGGCGGCCTGGGTGTCGCGGCCGGGATCGGTGGGGCGCTGCTCGGGATGCCCTGGCTGTCCAAGCTGGTACCTCAACTTACCGGCAAGGTCGGCGAGCTCGCGAAGACCGGCGTCGAGATCATCACGGCGGCGAGGAAGAAGGCCGAGGAGGACGGAGGCCGGATCAGCATCAAGGATCTCCTGTCCATCGCGAAGGAGTACAACGTCTCGGCCGGCGTGGACGACCTGGCGAACAAGGCGGCGACCGCCTATGAGGAGAAACTCGGCTTCAAGCCGACGGTCAAGCTCGCCGAGGAGCCTGCGGCGCCCGCACCCGCGCCTGCATCCTGAACCCGTCTCTGGATCCGGCCCCTTGTGCAGACGTCTGCACGGGGGCCGGGTCTTTCGGGACCTACTAGCCGCCCTGGGCTGGCGTCTTGCAGACGGGGCACTGGCAGCCCTGGCCATGCCCCTGGAGATTCTGCCCGCGCGCGCTACGGGTGGCGAACACGATGATGATGATGAACGCCATGACCCCGCACCCGCCCAGGATCCAGTAGAGGCAGCCCTGAGAGCTCTGGAGATCCATGAGCACCCTCCTAAAAAGGACTCCCCTGATCACGGCCATCTGCTGCACGGAGGACCGCCCGGAGTGGCTGCCGCGCGCGGTTGAACTCTTCCTCGCTCAGGACTGGCCGCGCAAGGAGCTTCTGATCCTCGACCGTTCGTCGACTGACCTGCGGGCTCGGCTGCCGGCGGACGACCGAGTCCGCGTCTGGTGGTTCGAAAAGCAAGCCGTCGCGGCCATGCGCCATCGCACGGGGATCCAAGCTGCCCGAGGGGAGTTCGTCACCTACTGGGACGACGACGACTGGCACGCCCAGACCAGGCTCTCCGAGCAGATCAAGCCGCTGATCTCCGGAGCGGCCACCATGACGGGGATCCCGCTTTCCGTCATGCCAACGATCACCCTCCCCAGCCTGGACTTCTGGAAGCTGCGCATCGTGCCGGGCCCGCCGAAGCCCGCGGATCCGATCCATGGGATGCAGCCCGACAAGCCCGGCCTTCGCTTCGCGGATGCGACCGCCATGTTCCCCAAGTGCCTCGTGCGCGGCGATCAGGATCCCGCCCTCGAGCTCGCCAAGATCCCGTTCCTCCAAGAGATGGCGGGACGCGGGGGCAAGCAGCTGCGAATGGAGGACGAACGGCTGTACTGCTACGTCAGGCACGGCGGGAACGTGTGGTCGATGGGAGAGCGCTGGGCGTTCGATCCGCGGCCGCGGCCGCCGTGGATCCCCGAGGAGCAGTTCGACTTCTGGCGCCAGCTCCGCGTGAAGGGCGCTACCGCAGTTCGAACGACCCATTCGTCAGCAGCTCCTTCCCGTCCAGCTTGAAGGAGAGGTCGTCGCCGAACATCCGGCCCTGGCGGGAGCTGCGCACCATCCCCACGCGAACCTTGACCGCCCGCTCCGGAACCACGCCCTCGGTGCTGAGCTGCGTCCAGAATGGCAGATCCTGGAGCGCCTTCGTGGCGAAGACGCCGGCGAATTTGTCCTGGGCGTCCAGGAACGCGATCGAGAGGCCGTCGCCGCCGCTCTCGGTCAGTTCCGTGAGGACCCACCCCGAGAACGTGTACTTCTGGCCCGCGCTGCAGGGGAAAGTGTCCGTGCGGAAGGACGCCACGGCGGTGGGCGCCGGATCCGCGGGGGCGAGCAGCTTCATGGAGAACTTGCCGGTCCGGGCTAGCTCCTGGTCGAGCCCAGAATTCACCTTGGCCCCGGTATTGAACCAGCCGTTCGTCGGATACGGTCCGAGGACCTTCGACTCCGGACCCTTCCGCTGGATCGTCGCCAGCCGCTCCCGCATCTTGGCGCGCCACGTCTCGTCCAGCTTCGGCCAGGCCTCGCCGTAGCACGCGAGCGCCCGATCCGTGCAGCGCGCCGCGATGGGCTTCTGCTTCTTGCTGAGCGTGAACCAGAGGTCCCCGACCTCGACGCGCTCCAGGTGGTTGCCGCCGGCGAGGTCCTTCACGGCGACCGGGGCGAACGTCTCGTCGGCGCCCTTCGCCAGGTGGGGGAGGCCAGCGGCGAAGTCGCCGGCATCGAAGCAGAGCAGCTTGCCGAGCTCGAGGTTGGCCTTCGCGTCCTCGGGGGCCTTCTCGACGGCCGCCTTCGCGGCGGCGATCTTCTTCTGAAGCGCCGGGGAGAGATCCTGCGGGGGGGCGAGTAACGCCAGGGCCAGTCCGAGGATCATCATGTTCTAATTCCTCCGTAACTGAGCATACGACGTCGGGATTGAAAAAGTATGACGGAAAAAGCGAAGGCTTGAAATGGATAGCATGGTGCGGACCGGGGAGGTAGCCATGCCAGACGAAGCACTGGATGATCACCGAGGTGGCCCCAGGGAGGGGTCGGGGAGGCCCAGACTCCCCGGGCACCTGAAGAAGAGCGTCCGAGTCTGGGCCTCGATGACGCCCGCCCAGAAGGAAGGCTGCAAGAAGAAGGCGAAGGCGGCCGGGCTGAAGCTGCAGGACTGGGCGAGGGCGAAGCTGTTGTCGTAGGCGCCGCCGCCTCAGCGCCGCCGGGCCACCTCAGCCCTTGGCCCGGCGGCACTTGGGGCCGTCCTCCGCGATCTCGGCGCGGTAGTGGTCCAGGCCCTCCTGGCTCAGCTTGTCGAAGTCCAGCCCCCAGCGATCGCACAGGTGCCGCAGGTCGGCCAGCAGGTCCATGACCTGGGTCCGCCTGGGTTCCCCGGCCTCGTCCATCCGGGTCGTCTCCGCGAAGGCATCCACCGCCGCCTGGGCCCAGTCCGCCCGCCGCTCGTTCCAGCTCTTTTCCTTCATGCCCTTAAGACGCCCCACCCGACTAGTTGTTTCCAATTATTTCCTAGTAATAAATAGAGCCCCCCGGCGTCTTACTTCCATGAAAGAAAAGAAAGCGGCCTTCGAGATGGGGACGGCGTTCTGGACGAACCCCAAGCACCCCAGCCTTCCCAGCCACCTGCACATCCTGATCACGGACCCCGCGAAGAACGCGGAGGAGATCGGGGTGGTGAACGTGACGACGGTGCGCGGGGAGGACTTCGACCCCTCCTGCGTCCTGCTGGCGGGCGACTACCACGCCATCCAGCACAAGTCCTACGTCGGGTTCAAGCGCGGCTGGGTCGTGAACCTGAACGCCCTGGAGACCCTCTTCCAGATGGGCCAGATCCACCGCTCGAAGCCGAACGTCTCCCCGGCGGTCCTGGCCCGGATCCAGAAGGGGGCGATGGAGAGCAAGGCCACCCCGGCGCGGATCAAGGGGCTCCTCGCGGAGCAGGGGCTCCCGTAGGGTCCCGCAATTTTATCTAGTAACAAAATCGCACAAACTGGGGTATATATGGCGTGGAACAGAGACGGGGACCGAAGCGATGGCGAAGGTGAAGACGGAGAAGCGGGGCCGCGGCCGGCCGCCCTCGACGGGGCCGAAGAAGGAGCCCATCTTCACGGGCCTCCTGCCCGATGTGGTGGCCCGGGTGGATGCCCAGGCCGTGGAGGAAACCCGCAGCCGCGCGGCCATGCTGGCCATCCTGATCGAGGAGGCCCTGGCGGCCCGGGAGAAGTCGCGATGATGAAGATCTGCCCCCAGTGCGAGCGCCGGCGTCAGCTGGGCCGCTGCAAGTTCGGCGGGCCGAACGTGGTGCTCCAGGATCACTGCCGGGAGTGCTGCTCCGCACCGGAGCGCGACCGCTGGAAGGCGACCTCCAAGGCGAAGCGTAAGCGGGTCGCGGTCTAGGGGCCCAGCGCGAACGATCTACAGCCCGAACACATCCTTCGGGATCTGAAGCCGCTCGCAGAGGTAGACGACGGTCGTGTGGCGATCGTCGGAGACGCCGGGCGAGAGCACCGCGAAGACCGGAGCGCCGTTCACCTGGCGCTCGAGGATGTGGACGCTGGCTTCGTTCGGAGACTGGGTGTGCTTGACCCCGAAGCCGCGGAGGTTGACTCGGTCGACGAACTCCTTCAGGTTACACGGGAGCAGCAACTCCCATGCGGGGTTGTACGCCACGGACGCCCGCCTTTCCTCAGCAGCTCACGCCGGCCGGAGCCTTGACCTCGATCTCTTCCGGCTTCGAGTACTGCTTGAGGAGCTTCCCGAAGGCGGCCGGCGCCCAGGCCGGCACGAAGAGGGACCAGGGCAGCTTCTTGACGGCCGTGATGCAGCGCTCGGTGCGATTCGCCCAGTGGCTCTTGATGTAGTCCGGCGCGTCCGGGAAGCTGGGGACCAGGCCCCGCTCGAACGCAACCAGGATCTCCCCGAAATAGACGTGACCGAAGGCCTTCGGAAGATCCTCCGGGGTTTTTGCGGTCGCGAGGAGGTAGAAGTCGACGCAGTGCGCCATCCAGAGCTTCGATTCCTTGTCCTGGCTGAAGATCAGCCGCTTGGGCTGGGGGATTTCCAGCGCCACCATGACCCACCTCCGAACGACGCTCGACTTGGATCCCTCCTGGCGGCGTCAGTTCACGCGTCTCTCCGGCCGCCAGGTCGGACGACATACCTAGCATAGCATCAGATCGGCGTCAACCGAGAAAACCTTGAACACCGTCCGGGCCCGGTGGACACCCCTGGAACGAGCCCCCAAGGGGAGGCGGCGTTATGGGGCGCCCGCTCTCGGGTGGGCCCGCCGGTAGACCTCCTTCAGCCGCTCCATGGCCGTGTGCGTGTAGATCCGCGTCGTCTCGATGAACTCATGGCCGAGCAGGTCCTGGATCTGGTCGAGGGTGGCCCCGCGCTCTAGCAGGTGGGTAGCGAAGGAGTGGCGCAGCATGTGGGCGTGGACGTCCAGGCCGATCATCGCGCCCGCCTTCTCGACGACCTCCTGGATGGAATCCCGGGAGAGCCTGGTGCCGCGCTCCGAGACGAGCAGGGCCTCCTCGTAGGGGCGGCCGTTCGTCGTCATAAATTCGGCGCGCTGCGGCAGGTAGGCACGGATGGCGGCGATCGCGGCGCCGCCGATGGGGACGATGCGCTCCTTCCTCCCCTTGCCGAAGAGCAGGACCTGACCGGCGTCGAGCGAGATGTGCTTCAAGTTGAGGCCGTGAAGCTCGGCCAGGCGGCAGCCGGTCCCGTAGAGCACCTCGAGGATGACCACGTTCCTCGACGCCAAGCTGGTCTTCCGCCCGGACACCTTGGGCGCGGCCGCGATCAGGGCCTCGACTTGGGGCAAGAGCAGGAACTCCGGCAGCCGGCGCTCGGCCTTGATGCGCCCGAGATCTTCAAACGGGTTGTCTCGGAGCTTCTTTCGCCCGCGCGCCCACCGATGGAACTGGCGGCACGAAGACACGCGGCGCTGGATGGTTCGGCCTGCGACCTCGAGCTGGCGCAGCTGCAGGATCCAAGCCTCGACGTCGGCGAGCTCGGCGTTCTCGATGGGGACCTGGCGGACGTCCAGGAAGAGGAGCCAGCCGTCGAGGTCAGTGGTGTAGGCTCGGATCGTGGATAGGGGATGATTGAGGGCCGCGAGACTCGCGGTCCACTCCCGCTTCAGCACTTCCCCGGTCGTGACGGACCCGGTTCCCGATCGAGGTTCCAACCCGGCGCTCCATAGCGCCGGGAGACAGCCTCTCCCCGCCCCCTACACTCCTCCCAACCTGCCTCCGCGGCGGTCCTTAACTCCCCAACTGCCCCAAGACCGTATTCCCTCCGCGGGGTGCCCCGATCGCAGATACTGGACGTTCGCCACCGTTGAAAAATCGCACAAAAAAAACCGCGATTCGTCGGATTCTAGTTGAAACGTTTCGGTGCGTAGAGTAGTCTTTGCATCCAGATGGGCAAGAGAATCGAACAAGCGAGCTTCGCGGGCTGCGCCGCCCTACGTGCTCTTGCCCATCTAGCGGACCACGTCGACGGCAGGGGCGGCGCACACCTCGAGGCTCGCGCAACGGGCGGCGGCTACTTCCGGTCCTCCAGGCTCACTTCTCTCTGACGCCAACCCCCCGTAGCAGATCTTCTACGGGGAGTTCGACGGGAAGAGGAAGAAGCGAGTCCTGGTGAAGGTGATCGGAGAGTAGCCGCCTCCCAGACGGGAGGCGGTCATGGCGTCCAGAGACGGGGCGAGAGAGGGCGGCAACCGAGACATCCCCAACTGCGGGGCTGCCGAGTTCCCCTCCGCGGGGACCCCGATCGCACGGGAAGGCACCCCGACATCTTCAACCAGCGCCACCGGAGAGAGGCCGGAAGCCCCCTGCCCCGCGCAGGGCATCATGTTCGGCCGCTGCTGCGTCTGCGGGACGCAGCTGGAGTCCACGCCCGTCGCGCTCGGTGACGACGCCAACGGCGGCGTGAGCCACGGCTACTGCCCGCCCTGCCAGGCCGAGGCGCTCAAGGAAGTCGGTGACGTCCGCTACACCGACCACGACGACCAGCTTCCCTCGACGCTCTGGGACATCGCCCGGACGGCCTCCGAGCAGTTCAGCCTGATCCCCTGGGCGACGGTCGCCCTCTTCATCCCCTGGGTGCTCCTGCAGATCGGGGGCGGACGGTGAGCGCCCACACGCCCGGCCCCTGGATCTGGACCGACGATCCGAACGACGGCTGCTGCTGGACGCACAACGTCCAGACGCAGGCGCGCAACGCCGACCTCCCCGAGTACCCGCTCGCCAAGGTGGCGGACGTCTCTGGGGAAGCCAACGCCCGCCTGATCGCCGCCGCGCCGGAACTTCTGGCCGCCGCCGAGGCCCTCCTGGCGGTGCTCGAATCCGACAAGCCCGTCACCAGCCGGGAAGCCTACGTCGCCCTGAAGGACGCCGTGGAGAAGGCGGTGCGGTCGTGATGGACGAGATCCGCCAAGCCTTCTCGCTCTGGCCTCTCGTCGTCGCGATCGCCGACGCCGAGGACCGCCGCCTCAACCCTCCCGACGACGTCGATCCCGCGATGGGCGACTGCCTCCACTGCGCGGCCACCGGCCAGGTTCTCGACTCCGAGCGCGCGGGGAAGCTCGTTGAGTGCGGCTCCTGCGGCGGGACCGGCCAGGTGGAGCTCGACCGCGACGAGATCGCGGCCTCCGAGAGCGAGCACGACCGGGACGCGGCCAGGGACATGGAGGGCTTCGACGACTGACGTTTTCCTCCCTCTCTCGAGGCTGGGGAGAGGACGCATCCGGGCGCCCAGCGCGGGCCGAGTAGGAGCTGGGCGCCCCAGTGTGGAAAGGAGCAAGACGATGGAAGCGATCAAGCAGACCCCGGCGCCCCTGACGCTCGTCCCGGCGACCCCGACGCTCGACGCGATGGTCGAGCAGTACACGGAGGACCAGGAGCGCGAGCGGACCGCCCGCGTGAACGTGTTCGCGGAGTGCATCAAGGACGGCGCCGTCATGGTGTCGACGGAGTCCCAGGCCAGCGAGATCGCGCGGCTCATGAACCGCGCGGCCGGCGACCTCGAGGACGCGAAGGCCATCGCGGCGGGAATCATCCGGCGCGCCGAGCAGCGGGTGGAGTCGCTCGACTTCATCTTCAGCACGCCGCTCGAGATCTGGACGAGCGCCCGCATCGCGGGCCAGAAGCGCCGCTCGATCATCCTGGACGGCGGGCAGCTGTCCCTCCGCAAGGTGCCCCAGTCGACGAAGACCGTCGACCCCGAGGCACTCCTCGCCTGGTGCCAGAAGCACCTCCCCGCCGCGGTGGAGCTGGTCCCGAAGGTGAAGTCCGATGTCGTGAAGGCTCACGAGGAGAAGTCGGGCCTGATCGCCGACGGCCGCCAGGTCACCCCCGAGCACGACAGCTTCAAGGTCTCGGTCCCCAAGTAGGGGCGCACATCCGGGCGGCCCCGCTTCGGCCGGGCCGCCCCCGTGTGTGAGCGAAGGAAGAAAGGAGACGGGCATGAGCAAGGTTCCGGTGGATCACTCGGCGGTCTCGAGCCCTCCTAAGAAGGAGGGCGACGGCGGCTTCCTGGGTGCGATGACGGAGACGCTCAAGAAGGAAGGCGTCGACGTTGCGCCCGCCGTCGCGGCGCACGCGCCCGCGAAGGGCGTCCTGGCGAACATCCGCAAGGGACGGAAGAACTCGCCCCCGAGGATCGTCCTGGTCGGCACCGAGGGCATCGGCAAGTCGACGTGGGCAGCGAAAGCGCCCTCGCCCATCATCATCCCGACCGAGGACGGCCTCGACCATATCGACTGCGAGAAGTTCACCTGGGAGGACGGCCGCCGCAAGAAGGCCAACACCCTGCAGGAGGTCCTCGAGGTCCTCACGGGTCTGGCCAGCGAGCCGCACACCTACCAGACGCTCGCCATCGACTCGGTCGACTGGCTCGAGAAGCTGATCCTGGCGAACGTCTGTCGCAAGATGGCCAAGAAGAACATCGAGGACATCGGCTACGCGAAGGGCTACATCTACGCCCTCGACGACTGGCGCGAGGTCCTCGACCTCCTCACGCGCTGCCGGACGCGCGGGATGGCGATCATCCTGATCGCCCACGCCAAGGTCGAGCGCTTCGAGGACCCCGAGAACCCGGCCTACGACCGGTACACCCCGCGCCTCCACAAGCACGCCCAGGCGCTCCTGACGGAGTGGGCCGACGCCGTCCTCTTCGCCACGCGCCGCATGACGACGAAGCGCGAGGACAAGTCGGACGACACCTCGCGGCCCCTCGCCATCCCCGTCGGGGCGAACGGCGGCGATCGCATCATCCGCACGGTCGGCGGTCCCGCGTGCATCGCCAAGAACCGCTACGACCTCCCCCCGGAGATCCCGATGGACTGGAACGCGTTCCAGGCCGGCTTGGCCGCCTTCATGTCGAAGACGGCCTGAACCCCGAAGGTGAATGAAAGGAGATAGGACATGGCGGACCTCGGAGAGACGTTCGACGCGAGCAACGTGGAGCCCAACGCGCCCCGCGACCTGAAGCCGGAAGGCTGGTACCCCGGCATCATCGTCGAGAGCGAGAAGAAGCCCACCAAGGCGAACGACGGCAGCGAGTACCTCAACCTGCAGCTGCAGCACATCGCGCCCAGCCCGTTCGTGGGCCAGCCCGAGTGGGACATCCTCAACCTCTGGAACAAGAAGAGCGAGCAGGCCGTGACGATCGCGCGCGGCACTCTCTCGGCGATCTGCCGGGCGGTGAACATCCTCACGCCCAAGGACTCCTCCCAGCTGCACAACCTCCCCCTGCTTTTCAAGCTGGTGGTCGAGGACGGCACCGACGGCGTCAAGCGCAACAAGGTGAAGGGCTACAAGCCCTTCGACGGCCAGGCGCCCGCGGCGCCCGCGTCGGCGAAGACCGCGGCTCCCACCCAGGCGCCCGCGGTCACCGGCGGGCCCGCCCCGTGGGGCCAGAAGAAGACCGGCTAGAAGCTGCGCCCCCAGGGAGCCCCGCGAGGGGCTCCCTCCAGATGAAGCTTCGACCCTACCAGCGCGAGTGCGTGGACGCCATCTGGCGCCACGTCCAGGCGAGCCCCGAGCCCGCCGTCGCGGTCCTCCCCACCGGGGCGGGGAAGGGCGTGATCCTCGCTCAGCTGGCCAAGGACGTCGTCGCCTGGAAGGGGCGCATGGTGGTCCTCGCCCACGTAAAAGAGCTGCTCGTCCAGACGTTCGACAACATCGAGCGCTTGGCCCCCCAGGTTCACGCGGGCGTCTACTCGGCGGGCTTGGGCAGCCGCGAGCTTGCCGCGGCGGTCACCGTCGCCGGCATCCAGAGCATCTACAAGCGCGCGGAGGACCTCGGCGCCGTCGACGTCATCGCGATCGACGAGGCGCACCGGATCCCGCCCGAGGGTGAGGGCCAGTACCGGACCTTCCTCGAGGGCATGCGGGCGCTCAACCCCAACGTCCGCCTGGTCGGCCTGACGGCGACGCCGTACCGGACCGGGACGGGCCTCATCTACGGGAAGGATCAGCTCTTCGCAAAGCCCTGCTTCGAGATCGGGGTGCGCCAGCTGATCATGGAAGGCTTCCTCTCGCCGCTCAAGAGCAAGGCTGGGAACGAGCAGGCGGACGTTTCTGGCGTCGAGGTCCGCGGAGGAGAGTTCGTCCAGTCGAGCCTTCAGGCGGTCCTCATGGCCGACGAGATGAAGGTCGCCGGCGCCTGCGTGGACATCGGCGCGAAGACCCAGGATCGAAGGTCCGTGATCGTCTTCGCCGCCGGCGTCGAGCACGCCCAGATGATCGCCCGCTTTCTGCGCGAGCTCGAGGTCGGCCAGGTGCGGGAGGTCTACGGCGACACCCCGGCGGACGAGCGTGCCCAGACGATCGCCGACTTCCGCGCGGGCCGGGTGAAGTACCTGGTCAACGTGGAGGTCCTCACGACGGGCTTCGACGCTCCCGGCGTCGACGCCGTGGTGATGATGCGGCCGACGATGTCGGCGGGCCTGCACTACCAGATGATCGGGCGAGGCCTGCGCCTGGCCGAGGGCAAGACCGACTGCAGGATCCTGGACTTCTCGGGCAACTTGCTTCGCCACGGCCCGATCGACCGGCTCCTCATCGGTCCGAATGGACCTCCCCAGGGGGGCGCCGGCGGGGGGCTCTGGAAGAAGTGCCCCTCCTGCGAGGAGGTCATGCCGCGCAGCTGCGGGGTGTGCCCGGACTGCGGTGCCAAGATCGAGCGCGAGGACCGCGGCGTCGGCCACGGGGCGGCTGCCGGCGATCGCGCGCCCCTCTCGGAGCCCGAACCCGTCCAGTCGATCTACTACAGCTACCACGTCAAGAAGGACGCGCCGGAAGGCCACCCGCCGACCCTCCGCGTCACCTACGACTGCGGGCTCCTGCAGCAGCCCTCCGAGTGGGTCTGCATCGAGCACACCGGCTTCGCACGCAGCAAGGCCGAGGCCTGGTGGCGCGCGCGCAGCGACCAGCCGGTTCCCAAGACGGTGGCCGAGGCCCTCGAGGTCATCGCCCGGCACGGCATCAAGGAGCCCAAACGGATCGCGCTTCAGGCCGACGGGAAGTACCTCCGGGTCGCGAAGCACCTGGACTTCACCTTCAAGGCGCCGGGGGCGACGGTCGCATGAGCGACATCGTGACGCGGGAAGGGAAGACGGTGTCCGTGCGCCGCGGCGCCGTGTACGTCGAGCGCACCTACACCGACGAGCACACGGCGGCCGCGGTGGCCGAGCGCCTCCGCGCCCTCGAGAAGCTGCGGACCAGGTTCCTGACCAAGAAGAGCCGGTAGGCGAAAGGAGACGGGAATGGAAGCGGTAGCGGAAAAAGTCGAGTTCAAGGCAGTCCCCCTGAAGGACCTCGAGGAGGCGCCGTACAACCCCAGGCGGACGTTCGACGAGGAGAGCCTCAAGGACCTCGTCGAGAGCATCCGCACGAAGGGCGTCCTCAATCCCATCCTGGCTCGCCCGGTGAACGGGCACCTGGAGATCGTCGGCGGGGCCCGTCGGTTCCGCGCCGCGCGCGCCGCGGGGCTGAAGGAGATCCCCTGCCAGATCCGCGACCTGACCGACGACGAGGCCCTCGAGGTGGCCGTCATCGACAACCTGCAGCGCGCCGACGTGGCCCCCGCCGAGGAGGCCCGGGGCTTCCAGGAGCTGCTCCGGCGCGGCTACAAGGCCGAGGACCTGGCGAAGAAGGTCAGCAAGAGCATCCGCTACATCTACGGCCGGATCGAGCTGCTGAAGCTCGCCGCGCCGGTGCTGAAGGCGCTCGAGGACGAGCGCATCACCCCGAGCCACGCCCAGCTGATCGCCACCCTCGACGACGAGGACGACCAGAAGAAGGTCCTCGACAAGGCCTTCGTCGAGGTCTACGCGGACCAGGTCCCCGACTCCGACAGCGACGTGATCAGCCCGACCTTCCAGATCAAGGACGAGGGCGAGGTCAGGACCCTGGTCAGCATCCGCGACTTCAAGCAGATCGTCAGCGCCCAGAAGCTGGGCTCCGAGCTGATCGAGCAGCTCAACGCGCTGAAGATCGCCGGCCACAAGGCCGCCCTGATCAGCGGCATGGACTGGAACCAGAGCAAACAGATCGTCTCCCGCCGGCGCTGGAAGGCCCAGGGCGCCAAGCCCTGCAAGTTTCCCGCGAAGGGGGTCCTGGTCGACGGGAAGGACCGCGGCAAGGTCCTCAGCATCTGCCTGACCACCAGCTGCAAGAAGCACTTCGCCACCAGCCCGGTCGGTCCGACGGTCACACCCGAAGAGCGGCAGCGCCAGCAGGAGGCGGCCGAGCGGAAGGCCAAGCAGGAGCAGGCGCGACACGAGCTGGCCAGGAAGGTCAAGGTCGAGGTCTTCCGCCAGGTCTGCAACAAGGTGCGCGAGCTGCCCAAGAAGGCGCTCAACGCTCTGCTCGCCGACAGGCTCTGGGACATCAACCAGAGCGAATTCATCGACGGCTTCAACCCGGCCATCCTGCGGGCCAGCCGCCAGGGCCGGCTGAAGATCGTGGAGAGCCTGAAGCCCATCGAGTTCGCCCAGACGGCGATCGCCGCTCTGTGCTGGGACGACATCGAGGGCCGGGACTGGTACAAGCCCACGCACCGCATCGCCGACTTCGCCACCGACCTCAAGGTCGACCTCAAGGCGATCGAGAAGGGCGTGCGCGGCAAGTTCGAGGCCGAGCTGCAGGAGAAGCGGGCGGCCGAGCAGAAGGAAAAGAAGCCGGCCAGGAAGGCCGGCAAGCAGTAGGCAGCGACCGGGGTCTGACGCGGACGCCAGGCCCGGGATGTGAGGGGTGGGACGGACTGGAGAGCTTCGGCGGGAACGGCAAGGAGGGAGGGCCTGAAGTCTTGAGGCCCCAGGGTTGGGCGGGTCGCCCGGTGGAGCGATAGCAGCGGCGCAGGAGTGGGATGACGGCGCGCTGACGTAGCCCGGGCGACCCGCGGGAACGGGTTCGGAGAGAGCGATGGAACGGGTGGACGAGAGGGTCGAAGATCAGGCGCCGCCGGCGCCGAGGTCGTACTCCTGCCCGGAGTGCCGGCAGGAATTCCCCAGCCCCGAGGATCTCGGCGTCCACCTCGAGCGCCACTCCCCGACGGATCTCCCCGTCCCGCTAAACGCCAGGAAGACCCCCGACGCCCACCCCTGCCCGAAGGGCTGCGGCCGGATCTTCCCGACCACCCGCTACGGCAACAGCAAGGAGATGGACATCCACGCGACCAACTGCGACGGCTCGCCGCCCATTGTCGGCGCGGGGGCCACGAACGAAGAGACGGGGAAGCCCTAGAAGGAGGACCAGGTGCCCAAGCTGAAGTGCCCGAAGTGCAAACGCACCTTCACCCACCAGGCCTGGCTCGAAAAGCACCAGGCGATCTGCGGTAGGCCAGCGGCCGGGCCCAGCCCGAGAGCGAAGGCGCTGGTCGAGCGGATGAAGGCCGATCGGGAGGAGAAGGGTCCCGAGGAGCCGAAGGATGAGCGCAAGGAGAAGGAGCTGCTGGTCGTCCCCGACGACTCGCCGCTGCCGGTCCACCAGAAGGTGCTCGACATCCTCGAACTCGAGGAACAGCGGCTGACGAAGGAGTTGGGCCAGATCAAGAGCCTCCTGCGCGCGGTTCGTGACGCGGCTCCGAAAGAAGAGGAGCCGGCGGCGTGATGAACCTCAAGCCGATGGTCTACGTCGCGGGCCCGATCGCCACGGGCGGCGACATCCCGGGCAACACCCACCGCGGGATCAAGCTCGCGGAGGAGCTGCGGCTGAAGGGTTTCATGACCTTCTGCCCGCACCTGTCGGTCGTCACCGAGATCGTCTGCGGCACCTCGACGTGGGATTCCTGGCTGGAGTACGACGAGCAGATCCTCCTCCGCTGCGACGCAATGTTCCGGATGGAGGGCGCCTCGCGTGGCGCCGACCGCGAGGAGAAGTTCTGCAACGAGCACGGCATCCCGGTCTTCCGCAGGATCCCCCACCTCGAGGCCTGGAAGGACTGGATCTGGCGCCCGGGCTTCGAGAAGACCGTCGTCGACGCGCTGCAGCACGACATCGGGACCTGGGGCGATCGCACTTTCGGCCAATCGACGCCGGCCAGCGTCGTGGCCCACTTCCGGAAGGAGGCCAAGGAGTTCGCCGACGCGCCCAGCGGAGAGGAGCTCGCGGACTGCGTGCTGCTCCTGATCCACTGGGCGCACAAGAACGGCCTCAGCCTCCGGGACGAGGTCCGCAAGAAGTTCACCATCAACCAGAACCGGAAGTGGGGCGAGCCCGACAAGGACGGCGTGGTCGAGCACATCCGCGAGGAGCGCGCGTGAGACGCCCCACCGACCAGGTCCTGCGCGGCCTCAAGGGGATGGCGGACGCCTTCGACGTGGCCTTGGACCGGCCGCCCTTCTCGGACCTCCACCCTCAGACGAAGCGCGACGTCCGCGCTGCCGTGCGCTGGTGCTGGCGCATGAACAACGTGCGCGAGGATCGTGCCGAAGTCCGACGCCTCCGAGTACTCCGCGGCGGCTGGTCGCCCGAGTTGCCCCTACCCCCGTACGCGCCGGCGCGCAGAAAGAAGCCCGCCCGTGGGTGACCGGACGTCGATCGCCTGGACCGACCACACCTTCAACCCCTGGTGGGGCTGCGAGAAAGTCTCGGAGGCCTGCAAGTTCTGCTACGCGGAGCGCGAGGCCCACCGCTTCGGCCACCAGGTCTGGGGCAAGGGCGCGGACCGCCGCACCTTCAGCACGAAGCACTGGATGCGGCCGCACGCCTGGGACATCGCGGCCAAGGCCGCCGGCGTCCGCCGTCGCGTCTTCTGCGCGAGCATGGCCGACGTCTTCGAAGCCCGCGAGGACCTCGACGGCGAGCGGCGCAAGCTCTGGGACCTGATCGAGAGCACGTCGGGGCTCGACTGGCTGCTCCTGACGAAGCGGCCCGAGAACATCGGGCGGATGGTCCCGGCCGACTGGCTCCGGCAGCCGCGGCCGAACGTCTGGTACGGCACCACGGTCGAGAACCAGGCGACGGCCGACAAGCGGATCCCCGAGCTGCTTATGCTGCCGGGCCCGGTCCGGTTCCTGAGCTGCGAGCCGCTCCTCGAGCCCATCAACCTATTCGAGTACCTGACGCCCGTGCGGCCGCGGCGGATCGACTGGGTGATCGCCGGCGGCGAGAGCGGGCCCCGGCCCCGACTCCTCGACCAGGCCTGGATCGAGGACCTCATGGAGCAGGCGCGCGCGGGCGGCGCCGCCATGTTCGTCAAGCAGCTCGGCACCGCCTACGCCAGGAAGTACCAGCTCACCGACACGAAAGCCGCGGCGGCTTGGGAATGGCCCGGCCACCTCCGCGTGCAGGAATTCCCCAAGCCCGAGACGGGAAAGGAGATCGCGCGATGAACACGTTCGGCCAGGTAGTGAAGGCGCTCCGCAAGGTGGACGGCGTCACCCTCGAGGTGGTCGCCAGGAAGATCGGCTCCCACAAGGGCTACGTCTCGGGGATCGAGAACGGGAAGGTCAACCCGCCCTCCCCGAAGATCACCCTGAAGATCGCCAAGCTCTACGGGCCGAGCCTCGAGAAGCTGGGCGTCGTCGCCAGCGAGGCCGACTGGGTCGAGCTCGCCTGGCTGTCGAAGTCCCCTGGCATGCTCCGCGATCGCTGCGAGCGGTGGCTCGCCGGCAACCCGCTCGCCCGGATGGAGATCGAGGAGACCCCCGAGCAGCCTGCCGTCGCCAAGGGCATGGTGATCCGGCCCGCGGCCGAGAAGGCGGTGGGGTAGGGCCATGTCGGAGATCAAGCTCAAGGTCGACGCTTCGGGCACGGAGATCTCGCTGCCGATCCTCATGGACGGCGGGCCGCTCTGCGTCGCCGGCGTCTACGACCGCAAGCTCCGGATCATCCGGCACAAGCTCTATCGCATCTACCTCAAGCGCCTGGGGGCCACCTTCGGCCCCTACTACGCCCTCCTGGGCGCCGCCTACGACGCCATGCGCAAGACGATCAAGCACTTCCCGAGCGGCTTCTGGGAGGCGCAGTCCTTCGACTGGTACGGCCGGCAAAACGGCTTTCACGACTGGATCGACACGAACCTGGGCAAGCCCGGCGACCTCGTGGGCGCCGAGTGGGCCCGGGATTGAAAGGAGAACCGCAATGGACAACCTGCATCGCGGCAGCCGCGACGACGATCCGCCCGAGGAGATCGACCTTCCCGGCATCGACGCCAAGCTCACCGAGCCCCAGCGCAAGGCCGTCAAGGCGCTCAAGAAGTTCTTCGACGTCAAGACCTCCAACAAGGAGGCCAAGAAGCAGATGAAGGACGCCGAGGACAAGGCCGCCCGCGAGGCCTTCGCCGCGCTCGACGCCATCAAGGCCGAAGCCGGGAACCTCGGGCCCGCCACATTCTTCACCGAGTGGAAGAGGAAGCTCAAGGTCGAGATCGACGAGCGGCGCCGCGCCCCGGAGGGGAACGCGACGTGAGCCGCGGGCGCGACCAGGTCAGGACCAGCTGGGAGGGCGTCGTCAACGACGTCCCCCCGACGGCCAACAACCTGCTCCGCATGCACTTCCGGGTTAGGAAGGAGCTGAAGAACCGCTGGTACCTCGAGATCTACGCGGCCTTCGCGCGCGACGGGGTCGACCGGATGCCGACCGTGGCGGCCGCCAAGCGGCGCGTCACCGTCACCGTCCGGTCGAAGCAGGAACGCGACGACGCCAACCAGTGGGCCGGCGTGGACAAGCTCATCTTCGACAACCTGGTCGCGCTCCGCTGGCTCGCGAACGATTCCCCCAAGTGGATCGAGCCGCACATCCACGGCGAAGTCGGCCAACCCAGGACCGTGATCCGCATCGAGGAGATCCTGTAGGCGGGACATCGGGGAGAGAGGCACGTGGACTACAAGAAATGCGGGAAGTGCGGACGAACCCTTCCGACGTCGGACTTCCACGTCCGGCGCCGGAAGGGATGCCGCGACTCCCTCCAGTCGTGGTGCAAGGCTTGCCAACTGGAACGACACAACGCCTGGAAGGAAAAGAATCGCGAACGGTACTTGGCCTCACGTCGTCGGCGTCGGAGGGACCGTCTCGAGGCGGGTAGCCAGGAGGTTCGGCGGCAGATCCTGTGCAAGTACGGCCTCACACTGGAGCAGTACAGCGAGATGCTCGCCAAGCAGGGCGGCTGCTGCGCCATCTGCGGCCTCCCCGAGCGGGCCAGAAATCAGCACGGTCAACTTTCTCTCTCCGTCGACCACAGCCACACCAGCGGGCGCGTACGCGGCCTTCTTTGCCGTTCCTGCAACACGATCCTGGGGATGGCGAAGGAGAACGCCGGGGTCCTCGAGAGGGCCATCGACTACATCGTCCGGGACGTCGCCGAGGACAACCGCGCTTACTGGGCGGCCGAGGAGGCGCGGGCCCATGCCTAAGCCGACCGACGCCGAATTGGAGTCCTTCATGGAGTTCCTCATGCAGTCCCCCAAGGGGCGCATGACGAGGAAGGACGACTCCGTTCACGGTCGCTGCCCGACGGAGCACGAAGATCGCAACCCCTCGTTCAGCTTCAAGAAGTCGATCGACGCCTGGGCGTGTTCGTGCGGCGGTGGCAAGGGCTCCGAGTTGCGAACCCGCCTCAACTGGACGTGGCGCGGCGCTCCCGCGTCCTCGCCGGCGCCGAGGCTCGCCCCCGCGGCCGCGCCGGCGACGATCGAGTGGGCGGTCAAGAACCTCAAGGGCGAGATCGTCTGCACCCACATCCGGCGCAACCTGCCGGACGGCACCAAGCGCTACAGCTGGAGCGTCCCAGGCAAGGACGGCGAGGGCCTCCACGGGATGCGCGCGGCCGACCTCCCGCTCTACGGCACCGAGAAGCTTTCCAACGGCGACCCAAAGGTGCCGGTCGTCCTCTGCGAAGGTGAAAAATCGGCCGACGCGCTCCAGGAGCTGGCCGGCGACCTGGTCGTCACGCTCGCCACGGTGACGGGCGCCTCGGGAACGCCGTCCCCCGCAACCCTCGAGGTCCTGAAGGGCCGCGCGGAGATCCACCTCTGGCCCGACCACGACGACATCGGCCGGATGCACATGGAGCGCATCGCCCAATCCCTGAAAGGGATGGGAGTCCCCTCAAGAACGATCGCGTGGAAGAACGCCCACAACGTCGGCGACGACGCCGCCGATTTCGTATCACGTGGAGCCTCTGTAAAAGATCTCAACCGGCTGCTGGGGAAGCTCGACTGGCGGGAGATCCTGAACGCCCAGCCGGTCCCCGCGACGGACCTGGCCAGCCTGGTGGGGAAGCCCGTCCCCTACATCATCAAGCCGATCGCGGTCCGCGGCGCGCTCACCCAGGTCCAGGGGATCCCGAAGGGCGGAAAGTCGGCCTTCACGGTGTTCGTGTCGCTCTGCGCCGCGGCGGGCGAGTGGCCCCAGCAGGAGATCATGGGGCCCGTCAATCCTGGCCAACTCAAGGTCCTCTACCTCGCCTGGGAGGACCCGGACCTCATGATGGCCCAGCGCCTCAGCCTGTATGGACAAGGACTGGGTTTCACAAAGTCATTCCTCCCGCCCAACCTCACCTTCCTCTTCGCCCCGGAGATTTTCGTCGAACGCGGCGACCATGCGGAGGCGCTGCGCCAGGCCATCACCGAGATCAAGCCCGACATCGTCGTCTTCGACACCCTCTCGCACGTCCACCTCTGCGACGAGAACGCCGCCTCGGAAATGAAGATCCCGATGCGGGCCCTCGACCGCATCGCCCGCGAGACCCAGACGTCGGTCATCTACCTCCACCACACCAGGAAGGGCGCCGACGGCCACGCGACCGAGAAGGGCCGCGGCTCCCAGTCGATCGCGGCGGCCTGGCACGTCCTCGTCGATTGGGGACTGCGCGAGGAAGGCTCGAACGTCAACCCCGTGAAGATCCTCTCCAAGTACGAGCACAAGACCCAGAACTGGGACGTCCGCTACGTGCCGGTCTATTCAGGCGAGCCCGTCCCCCATGGCCAGGAGCCCGAAGTCATCCAGGTGAAGTGGGAGATCGAGCGCCACGGAGGCGGAGCAGCTGCTGCCGCCAAGCCCCAGAAGGTTTCGCGCGCGGACGTGAAGCGCACCCGCATCATCGGCACTGTCCGCGAGCTCTGCCTGGCCTCCCTCGACGGCTGCACGACCGCCAAGGACGTGGCGTCCGCGTGCGGTCTGGGCCTCGATTCCCGGTCCATCAAACGCCACCTCACCGACCTCTGCACCGATGGGGCGCTGGAGTTTCAGGAGGGTTTACCCACCAAAGGTGGCCGCTCTCCCGACACCTACCGGCCCGGAAAGGGGAATCTCAGTGACCTCTAACCCATCGGTCAAACCCATCGGACATTCCAGCATCGGTCATTGTCCGATGGCCCTGGCGAGGCCATCGGACAAGGGGGGGGTACCCCCTAAAGGGGGTACCCCCTCCCCCCTTGTCCAATGGCTCGCCTCGCTGGGTTTTGTCTTCTGGTTTTTTGTCCGATGGGTGGCCCTGGTTTGCAGTCGCCTGCATGAACAGGCGCGAAGCAGGGGGGCGTCGTGCTGAGCGCCCTCAAGGTCTTCTGCCCGACCTGCATGGCCAGCCCCGGACGCACCTGCCGCGCCGTCGTCGGCCGACGCGGGACCCCGTGCCCGCCCCACCCGCGCCGGCGGGTGAGCGCCAGCGGGTTCCAACTCGTCGCCCACACGCGCGAGGAGCTCGAAGAGAAGGCCCTCGCCGTGTGCGCCGACAGCAACGACCCGCTCGGTGACCAGGAGATCGCGGAGCGCGCCGGCCTCACACTCCCCGAGGCCCTGCCCGTGATCCAAAAGCTCCACGCCGACGGGACGCTGCCCTGCGCGCGCGGCTGCTCGTTCTGCAGCGAGCCCGAGGAGGGAGCCCCATGAGCTTTCCCAATCGAGACGCCTATTTCTGCAAAGGACCACACATGACCAAGCCGGAAACTCAGAGCCCGCCGCTCGTGCTCGCGCCGTGCCGCTTCTGCCGCTCGGCGGGCGACTACCTCGACGTGATCCAGTCCCGCCTGGGCGGCGCCTTCATGAAGGCCTTCGCCTACTGCCGGGAGTGCCAGGCCCAGGGGCCCACGGCGACCTCGATCCTCCAGGCAGTCAGCTACTGGAACAACGGGTTCATCGACGGGCAGCGCCCTTCGGGGCGAACGGAGGTGCGGCCATGAAGCGTTCCGGCGACGACTACCCAGGCCTGAGCGGCGACTACCCCGTGATCCCGCCCTCGATGCCGCCCCGAGAGGGGCCGGATGTGCCGGACCCGGAGCCCGAGGAGCGGGAGCCCATCGCCTGGAAGCAGCGGCTGCTCGAGGTCGGCCTGGCACTCGCGCTGCTCGCGGCGCTCGGGCTCTTCGTGTGGAGCTGGATGCAGTACCGCGGAGGGGCACCGTGAGCCAGCCCCGCTACTGCGCCTGTCGCTGCGGCGGCCGCGTCGACGCCGGCAGGACCTCGGCCTCCAGGCGGGGGATGCGAACGACCACGAAGAAGGTCGCCCGATTCCTCCCCGGCCACAACACCCGGCTGCGCGGCGGCTTCGGGCACGACACCCGGAGGCCGGCGTGAACGACTTCGGCCTCGTCGTCCTGGCGATCATCTGCGCCGTGGCCTCTGGCCTCGAGCGATGGGTGGTCGTCGTTTCGGCCAGGCCGACGCGCTACGGCGGGCGGTACCTGTCGCTGACCTCCCTCTCCACCAGGACGAAGACCCCCAGCGGGCCGCACCGGCCCAGGGAGGACGTGCGACTAGCCCCGCCGGCGACCGCGTGGTGGACCTGGACTCGAGACGCAAGGAGACGGGAAGCATGAGCAAGGACCTGCTGTACATCGGGTCGAGCAACAGCGGCGGGCACATGACGCTGCCGGCGGATCTGGGCGACCGGAAGATCGCGATCCTCGCGCAGTCGAACAAGGGCAAGACCTACGGCCTGGGCGTGATCCTCGAGGAGCTCGCCGCGGCCAGGCTGCCGTTCGTCGCGACCGACCCGGCCAACAACCTCTGGGGCCTGCGGGTCATGCCCGACGGCAGCCCGAGCAACCTGCCGGTCGTGGTGATCGGCGGGCCGCACGGCGACATCCCGATCGAGAAGGACGCCGGCGAGCGCGTGGCCGAGGCCCTCCTCACGAGCCCGCAGTGCGCGGTCCTCGACCTCTCGATGGAGTCGCAGGGGAACAAGCGGCGCTTCATGACGGCGTTCTCCGAGCGCCTGATGCGGACGCGCTGCCCGTTCAGCCTGCCCATCTTCCTCGAGGAGGCGCCCGACCTCATCCCCCAAAAGGCCTTCGGGCCGCAGATGCAGATCTGCAAGGCGGCCGTCGCCAAGCTCGCCACGATCGGCGGCAACTTCGGCTACGGCGTCCACCCCGCGAGCCAGCGGCCCGCCACGATCGACAAGGACGTCCTCAGCCAGTGCGAGGCCCTGATCGTCATGGGCATGACGCACAAGCCGGACCGCAAGACCGTCGCCGGCTGGGTCGAGGCCAAGAACATCGGCGAGCGCGTGAAGCCCATGTTCGACGCCCTCGGCAGCCTCCAGCCCGGCCAGGCCTGGCTGTGGTGGCCCAGCGAGGACCGCTTCGAGGCCTTCACCTTCCGCAAGCGCGTCACCCTGCACCCGCGGGAGATGAAGAAGCTCGGCCTGAAGCCGTCGGCCGTGCAGCTGGGGGACGCCAGCGCGTTCGTCGAGCGCCTGCGCAAGGAGATCACGAAGGTGACCGCCGCGGCCTGCCCGACCCCGACGAACCCCAAGACGGCACACGCCCTGGGCCGTGCTGTCGAGCAGGCCGTCCGGGTGAAGGTCACGGATATCCCCGCCGTGCAGATGCAGCTGCAGGAGCTGACAGATCGCTGCCTGAGGCTCGAGGCGAACACCAAGCTGCTCGACGGCGCTCTCGCGGAGGCCCGCCGCGGCCGCGCGGACGCCGAGCGCCGCCTCGAGGCCGTGCGCAAGCACCTGCGCCCGGAGTACGACGCCCTCGCCACGCTGTTCGGCGACCTGGGCGAGCCCGCGGCTGCCGGCGGCGCCGCCGTGGACATGACCGCCTGGGAGCCCTGGCTGGCCAAGGCGGGCAAGGCTGGCTGCAAGCGCGTCCTTGAAGCACTGCTCAAGGAAGGCCGGATGCCCATGAAGACGCTCGCCGCGCGAGCGGGCATCCAGTACGGCAACCGCAGCTGGCGGGACTACAAGGGCTTCTTGCTCAACAACCACCTGGCCACGATCGTGGGCGAGGAGATCCAGGCGGTGCAGCTGTGACGCAGCCGATCCTCGACGGTCCGATCTCCGCGGCCTGGCGCGACTACGCCCTCAAGGTCCTGCCGCCCGACGTCCCCAAGGTCCAGGTCGTGGAGTGCAAGCGGGCCTTCTTCGCCGGCGCGCGGGCCCTGCTCGGCATCCAGGTGAGCGACATGCCCAGCGACGAGAACGGGGCCTGCGAGCTCATGGACAAGATCAACGACGAGCTCCTCGAGTTCAACAAGCGCGTCCAGGACGGGAGGGAGTGATGGACCAGACCGACAAGCCCCAGCCGATGTGCGCCGGGTTCACTGGGGACGCCCAGGTCCCGGTGACGCTTCAGCAGGAGATCCGCGCGGCAATCAACCGCATGGGCGCGGAGAACGGGAGCAACACGCCGGACTTCATCCTAGCCAAGCTGCTGACGCAGTGCCTCGATGCGTTCAACCAGGCCAGCATGGCGCGCGAGAAGTGGTACGGCGCCAACCTCAGCATCAACGGCGGGGTACTCGCCGAGGTCCGACGGCTCAAGGCACAGATCGCCGACGGCGACAAGACCATGGCGGCCGCCCACGACCTCCTCCTCGAGCGGGCCCGCCAAGCGGACGAGCTGCTCCGCGAGAGGGACGAGGCGAAGGCGGCCCTCCTCGAGATCGGCGAGCAGGGCACCGAGCTCGGGCTCGTGTGGTGCGTGCTGACGGCGAAGGAAGGGCTCAAGGACCGCGACCTGCTCCTCCACCGGGCCCGCCTCGAGGTCGTCGAGGCTTCGCTCGCCGTCGATCCCATCCAGAATGAGCTGTCGGCGCTCTTCAAGGCGACCAACTTCGACGACCCGGCGTCCACCGCCGTCTTCAACGACTGCGAGAAGCGGATGGACGCCGCGTGGGAGCGCTGGGGCCAGGCGCTCGACGCCCTCCAGGCCATCACCACCCCCACCCCCCAGGCGAACGAGAACGAGAAAACCGGACAGGAAAAAGGAGAGAGATCATGAGCCAGTGCAACCCGCCCGACTGCAGTCATCCGGATCACCAGGTCGTGGAGAAGCCGATCGACACGCCGACCGCGCAGCCCGTCCACGTTCCCACGTCGCAGACGTTCGTCGACGACCGCGGTCGCGCGGTGGACCCCGAAGAGGTCCGTCCCGTCAAGCCCATCGACCTCAACACGCCCGAGCAGCTCCTCAAGAAGGCCGAGGAGAAGCTCAAGGAGACGGAGGCCCGCGAGAAGGTCCTCGAGGCCAAGCTCGCCGAGGCCCAGACCGACGCGAAGCTGGCCGTGGAGATCGCGGCAGCCACGAACCGGGATCTCCAGGCCCAGAAGAAGCGCAGCGCCGAGATCGCCGCCGAGCGTGAGACCTGGAAGGGCCGCGCCACCCGCGCGGAGGCCAAGCCCACCCCCGAGCACGTCGTGAACATCGTGGCGGAACGCGATCGCCTGCGCCAGGAGGTCGCCGCCAAGGACCGCAGGATCGCCGAGGCCGACAAGCGGGCCACGGCGGACAGCCTGGCCGTCGAGCAGGCCAAGCGGATCGCCGCGGCGGCCGAGCAGCGCGAGGGGATGGTCCGCGGGACGATCGAGTCCATGCAGATCGCGCGCGACGCGGCGCAGAAGCGCGAGGCCGCGGCGGTGAAGTACTCCAACGAGCTCGAGGAGAAGCTGAAGAAGGCCGAGGAGGACCTCCGTGTGGAGGTGGCCCTGCGTGTGCAGCGCGAGAAGAACGACAAGGCCAAGGCGGCCGCGCAGGCGGCGCCGGTGAAGAAGGGGGCGTAGCCGTGCGGATCCTCATCGCCCTCTTCATCCCGACCGCGCTTCTGGGCCTGGGCTGCTCCTCGAGCGAGAAGCGGTCGAGCAAGTTCCCGCCCGGCGTGATGATCACCAGCCCGGCCGGTCGCGTCATCGAGTTCCACGACGCCGGCAGCCGGGCCCGCGGCGTCGACGTCGGCGGCCTCCTGGACGAGGCGGTCGCCCACGCGGAGATCCACCTGGCGAAGTACGGGATCGGGCGAGACAAAGTCGCCCGCGCTCTGCCGATCATCCGCCTCCACGGCATCGACGACTGCGCTTTCCAGACGATCTCGTCGGAGACGGGCTGGGCCACCGGGCAGTACGACGAGCGCTACCGCTTCCTGGCCGTGTCGCTCTACAGCGTGCGGCGCATCGCGGCCGACGCGCCGTTCCCGCCCGAGGCCGTGCCCTGGACCTGCCGACGACGGCAGCCGCCGTTCCCTGCGGAGGCCTTCTACGGAGTACTCGACAAGCCGTTCCCGGCGCTCGGCCACGAACTCGGGCACCACTTCTTCGGCGGCCGCTTCGAGCATGGGTGGACGCCGCCGCTCGTCGAGAAGTGATCCGTGCAGACGTCTGCAGAGGCTGGGTGGGATCGGGGAGAGGATTGGAGGTGACGTGGGCAAGAAGTCGGAGAAGATCGTCGGGTGGAAGCGGATTGCCGCCGAGTTCGGCGTCAACGAGCGCACCCTGAAGGACTGGTTCCGCATTTCCGGGCTTCGGCTTCCGAAGCTCGGAAGGGGGCGACGAAGTCCTGTTTTCATCGTCGTGGGCCAACTCTATCGTTGTGTGCAGTTCGGCGTAAAAGCGGTCCTGGAGCACGCTAGCACCCCGTAAACGCTCGGCGCTCGATGGGTGATGGGGAGCGCCCATGTTGTAGTCCCGCCTCGACGCGCCTATTACAAGGGCGTGGACGAAGGCGCAGGCGCTCACTCGAACGGGAACGGCCAACCCGATCCCACGCCGACGCCGCCTCTGTCCGTGACTCCGGCGGGCGGCGACGGGCTTTCGCCCGAGCCGCTCGTCGTGGTCGAACCCTCGGACGTGCCCGCGTCCGCGGCTCCCGCCCCCATCGTCCCTCGCGACGAGAAGGGCCATCCGAAGAAGGGCTATTCGCTCAACCCGAAAGGCCGCCCGAGAGGCATCCCGAATCGCAACACTGAGCTCGTCAAGCTCGTCAACTCGCGCGAGCTGTCGTGGTGCTGGAAGCGCGCGAAAGAGCTGGCGAAGAAGGGCGACCTCGAGCTCCTCAAGTTCCTGCTGGGCAAGACGCTGATCGACCAGTCGCCGGCGGCCGCCGGGATCACGATCAACGCCAACTCCTCGGCCAACGCCGGCGCCGAGGCCGCGAGTGCTCCCATGAATCTCCATGATCGACTTGCGCAACTCACCGCCGACCCCGCCGCCGTTGACGAAGTTGCTCACCTCGCTGCTCGCCTGGCCGCCCGAGGTGCTCACTCCGTCGGCGCTGGGAAGAACGGCAACTGACGAACGCATGAAGATGACGAGGCTCTGGCGGCTCTTCGACCTGGTCGCCTGGAAGCTGCTCCTCGGGAGCATCTCGGCCGCGCTCATCATGTGCCCGCCGCAGGTGGGCAAGTCGCAGTATTGGAGCCGCTTCTTCCCGACCTGGTGGATCGGCGCCAACCCGTCCCATCGCGTGGTGCTCGGCTCCCACGGCGCGCAGTACGCCGCGAGCTGGGGTCGCCAGGTGCGCGACACCTTGGGCCGCTTCGGGCCCGCCTACTTCGGCGTCCACCTCCGCGACGATCTGGCGGCGGCGAACGAGTGGGGCCTCGCGGCGCCGAACACCGGCGGCATGGTGACGGCTGGCATCGAGGGCGGCGTCGCCGGCCGCTCCGCCGAGGTCGTGATCGCCGACGACATCATCGCCGACGCCGCCACCGCCGAGAGCAGGCTCGTCAAGGATCGCGTTTGGGGCTGGTACGAGGAGGAGCTCTGCTCCCGCCTCCAGCATGGCGGGATCCGCGTCATGGTCATGACCCGCCGGGCCGTCGACGACCCCCCGGGCCGGATCGCCGATCTGATCCAGGCGGGGAAGGAGAAGGGCTGGGCGGTGCTCAAGCTCCCGGCGATCGCCGAGGAGACCGAGCACTGGCCGGATTGGGGCTGGCATCGCGAGGTCGGCGAGGCCCTGGTGCCCGAGCTCCACGACGCGGCCGAGTACGAGCAGATCCGTCTGCGACTTGACCCGCACGTCTGGGCGGGCCTCTACCAGCAGCGGCCCTACCCTCGAGGCGGCGGCGACCTCCGTAGCGAGTGGTTCAAGATCGTCGACGCCGACCAGGCGGCCATCGCGAGCGTCAGGGCCTGGGACCTGGCTGGAAGCGAGAGCCCCACGGCGAAGCGCACCGCGGGCGTCCTCATGACGAAGCGCCGCGACGGCACCGCGAACCGCTACCACATCCCCGACGTGCGCTACGGTCGGTGGAACCCCGGGCGCAGGAACGAGATCATCCGCCAAGTCGCCGAGCACGACGGCAGAGGCATCCCCATCGTGATCGAGCAGGAAGGTGGGTCGGGCGGCAAGGCCCAGGTCGAGGAGTTGAAGCGCCTGCTCGACGGCTGGACCGTCCGCGAGGCCTCGGCCACGGGGTCGAAGGAGTTGCGCGCGGGTCCGCTCGCGGGGCAGGCCAGCGTCGGCAACCTCACGATCCGCAAGGCCGCCTGGAACAGCGAGTTCCACGCCGAGGTCGACAGCTTCCCGGGCGGCCCCACCATCGACATGGTGGACGCCGCGGCGCACGCCTACAACTACCTCGCGGGCGAGCAGCCCGCGCGTGTCGCGGCCGTCTCGGCTCCTTCCATCTCCCGCGTGTTCCCCTCGAGCAGCGGGAGGATGTTCTGATGTTCGAGCGCCTCCGATCCTTCTTCGGTGGAGGCCGCGCGCTGGCGGTCGCGGAGAAGCAGCCGACCCTCCCGGCCGGCGGCCTGCCACCGGGGATCAGGCTCCGCCAGTTCCATAAGACCTCCACCTACGCCGGGGACGGCTCCGAGATCGTCGGCGTCTTCAACCCGATCCGGGTCACGCTCAAGCAGCGGAAGATGATGCTGAAGGACCCGCTGATCGGGTTCGGCATCGCCCTCCACCGCTCCGCGATCACGAACCTCCAGTACACGGTCGAGTCGCGCGACGAGGAGATCCGGGCGTTCATCGAGGCGGCGCTGCAGGCCATCTACCCCAAGCTCGCGATGGGCGGCAGCATGGCGATCCCGCTCGGCTGGCAGGTCCTGGCGAAGCAGTGGGCCGTCCAGGACTTCCTCGTCGAGGTCAAGCGCCGCCTGAAGGGACAGATCTCGGCCGACGACAAGGTCTTCCCCAGCGCCTGGATCATCGAGAAGACGAAGGCGATCCCGCACGAGACGCTGCGGCTCCTCATCGACCCCGAGAAGGACGAGTGGGGCGGCGTCGAGCAGGGCGGCGTCGGGAACATGGTCGACGGGAAGAAGGCCGTGGGCCCGGAGTCCTGCATCCTCTGGAGCCACCGCGCGGAGGACGTCGCGGGCCTCCTGACGGGCTGGCCCCTGCTGGACCAGGCCTTCGAGCCGTGGTGGTTCGGCGTCGTCCACGAGCTCAGCACGAACCGCTACTTCGAGCGCAAGGGCGAGCCCACGACCAAGGGCTTCGCCCCCGCCGAGATCATCGGCGAGGACGGCAAGGCCATCAACGGCTGGCAGTGGCTGGCCGACCACGTCGGCGCCTCCCGGAACGGCTCGAACATCATCCTCGACTCCAAGACGGACGAGAAGGGCAACCGTCTGATGGACTTCGAGTACGTCCAGGACGAGGGCCGCGGCGAGATGTTCGTCGAGCGGGCCGAGAAGCTCGAGGTCCGGAAGCTGCGGGCCCTCCTGATCACGGACCGGGTCATGGCGGCCGGCGCGGGCGGCCTCGGGAACGCCGACGCCGAGTTTCAGGCCGACGTCCTCAGCATGTTCATGGACGCGACCGTGACGGACTGGCTCGGCTCCGTCGTGAACCCCCAGGTGGTCGAGGACCTCGGCCGCTTCAACTTCCCGGAGGACCGCTGGAAGCAGTCCCGCACGCGTGTCGTGGCGGGCGGTCTTTCGAACGGCATGAAGGGCCTCCTGAAGGACGTGATGAAGATCGTCCTCCAGGCGGACAGCATGATCGCCGACGGTCGCCCGACGCAGCTGCTGGAGCGGCTGGACGTCGAGGGCATCGCCCGCTCCATGAACCTCCCCATCCGGCCCGCCGACGAGATCGAGCAGATCGAAAAGGCCCGGAAGGAGGCGCTGGACGAGGAACGCGCGGCAGCCGCCGACGCGGACCCCCAGCTGACGGACGAGGGCGGCCAGGTCGCGCGCAAGACGCTCGAGGGGCGAGGCGCGCGCGAACGCGAGGGGCACAGCAAGGACGAGTAAGTCGGCCGCGCGCGGGAGTGACGACCTGCGCGAGGCCTGGAACAGGTGCAGCGAAGGCGCGGCGGGCGTACCCCGCCTTACCACGGGCCTGGGGCCCGTGCCCTGAAAGGGGGTCTTCAATGTCGGGTCGGTTCAAGTTCAAGGGGTCCAAGGCGGTCGGCGCGATCCACATCTCCGCCCAGCCGGCGGATACGGGGATCGTGACCATCGGCAACAAGGTCTACGAGTTCGACTCGAACGCCACGTTCACGGCCGGCCGCGTGCAGGTCGTGATCGGGGGCGACGCCGAGGCGACGGCCGAGGCCCTGATCGCCGCGATCAACGCCAACAAGCCCGCCATCCCGGTCACGGCCGAGATGGACTCCGTCAACGCGTCGGGCTACTGCATCCGCCTCGTCGCGGATCGCGTGGGCGCGAACGGCAACATGGTCCTCACCGAGAGCGCCACGAACCTCACGGTGTCGGGCTCGGGCACGATGCTCGGCGGCGAGAACGCCGGCATCCAGACGCCCGCGCGCGGCGAGTACATCGTCGAGGACGAGGACATCCTGGCCGACTGCATCCGGATCCCGACGGGCCTGACGAGCCCGCGGTTCCCCCAGGCGTCCTGCCGCACGACGGCGGGCGTCGTGAAGCACCCGACGTGGCAGATGACCGTCGACGGCGGCGACATCCTGCTCACGTTCGCGGGCGCGACGGACCCCATCGCGGGCGACATCGTCCGCTGGGAGGCCTACGAGTAACGCTTCGCTGCGTTCGTCTCAGGCGCTGAGGGGTATCGCCCTCAGCGTGCTGACAAGCGCAGCCTGAGCCAAAAAGGGAGATCGGATGAAGAAGAAGATCGCGCTGGTGCCCGACCTGGAGACCCTCCGGTTGATCTGGCCCATCCTCCCGAAGGACCTCGCCCGCGTCGAGGAGGGTGACGACGACTACGTCTACGATGCGGCTTCCACCGCCACCGACGACGACAACCTCGTCATCAAGCCCGCCGAGAAGCTCACGACCCAGCCCGGGCGGTGGCTGAAGCGCCGCCTGGCGGCGGCCGACCTGTCCCCCGAGATGCTGGCGGGGGT